TCATTCCATTTCTTTGTATATCAATATTTTACGCTTGCAAAAATGGAAAATTTTACGTATCTTTGTGTATATTCCAAAAGGCATTATAGCCTTATCTCCCTGCATAGTTTAGTCTAACTAATTAAAAATCATCTTATTAATATGATTTCGATACTGTTTTTCATTAAACGGCATCGGCTCCTGCGTACTGGCCAAGCACCTATATACGTTCGGGTATCAGCCAACCGAGCCTATTCAGAGTTCGGAATAGGACGAGGAGTCGATCAAGAGCAATGGGTAACGGCAAAAGGCCGTGTAAAACCCGTCAGCTCAAAAAACAAGGCACTAAATGCCTATCTGGATAAAATCGAATACGACCTGTTCTCCATAGCTCAAACCTTACAAAGCGAGGGTAAGCAGGTAACCGCCAAAGCCGTAACCAACCGTTACCGAGGTTTTGACAAACCTCAGATTTCATTCATTGACTTATGCGAAGAACACAACCGGATGCAATCGGAACTCGTCGGTAAGACAGTAGCAGCAGGCACGGCCATCCGCTATCAAACCTCGCTAAACCACCTCAAAGAGTTTATGCAGACGCAAGGAAAGAACGACATTTACACAGACGACATCACGGTCGAATTTCTCGAAAAATATGTCCATTTTCTACTCGTAGCACGGAAGCAGTGCAACAACACCGTGGTAAAATACCTTAAAAACATCAGCAAAATCATCAATATAGCCATAGCCCATGGAGTGATGAAAAACAATCCCGTAACATTATTGAAACTGCGATTGGAAGAAACCAAGAAAGATTTTCTGACCGAGGAGGAATTGCACACAATGTCCCACGCTAAATTCGAAAATCCGCGATATGACCGTATTCGGGACATCTTCCTGTTCTGCTGCTATACGGGATTGGCTTATGCGGATGTTTATTCTCTGACTGCTAAAGAGATCGTAACGGGTAAGGAAGGTAAGCAATGGATCGTAAAAGCCCGAACAAAGACCCACAGTTTGTGCAATATTCCTCTTCTCAAACCTGCCATGCAGATACTTGAACGTTATGCAGACTTTGCCAAAGCTGAGGGACGATTACTCCCGGTTCCGGCCAATCAAACCATGAATGACGGGCTGAAAGAAATTGCGGAATTGTGCGGAATCAATAAGCAACTCACGACTCATTGCGCAAGACATTTTCAATCTTCTTTCTTGCTGAGAACAAACGACTTACAAAGAATTGCGGCTTGAATGCTAACGATTTGGAAACGAGCGAAGTTCCGTATCTTACATTGTTTTGCATTAAAACAAAAGAACGCTTTGTTTATCTGCAAATATACAAAAAATCTCTGATAAACACTCTCATATATTAGATTTATTTTTCATAGACTCATAAAAATCGGCATTTGAGAGGAAATCTAAAAGAAAATAGCTAACTTTGCAACCGCATTACACTTGCAGAAGCCCGAAGAGGGATAGTGGGTGGGTGCAACTTTACATAAAGAGCGTTTACTTGACGCTTGTCTTTGACACACCGTAACTTCGCAACTTACAACAACAGTCAAAGGACAAGACAACAGTAGATGTTCACGGTAGGTATATTATGCCTTGCCGTGAATTGTCGTAAATATACATTATTGCATATTTCGATTCGTTCACGCATGGGATTAATATATACCATGCGTGGGCTTTCTGCGTTGTCCGTTCTGACTGTTGGGCAATGCGAAGGCCTTGGTGTGTGGGATGGGCAACAGGCAAGATTCCCACGCTTTTTTTGTTTAGTTCAAATATGCTTTGTATAATCATGGTATCGGGAACTCTGCCATACAAGGAATTTTCAGAAAGCAGAATTAATCTATGTACAAGATTTCCTGGGACTATGAGACTGGTGGAGTTTTGCTTCACTCGCACGTTACTTCAGACACTTTGGGGATAACGCCACGTCCTGTATTCTGGGAAGAGCTTAATTTGTTAAAGTTGAACGAATTAGGTTGGGAATATCCCTACACAGAAGAGCCTTTGATGTGGGCTTGCAACAAGCAATACTTTTATCGTGGGAAATTGATGTTTGAGGTAAAAGGAGCGAATATTTATGATTCTCCTATCGTCCTGTTTCAGAAAGGGAAAGAAAAGGCAACCTTACAATGTGTGGATGTGGCAAAAATGCTACACCGTAACAAAGACTTCCTTTTTCTATTGGAAAGCGAAGCCATTGAATTTATCCGGGACACATATTTGCAATACACATCTGCTAATCGTAGTACTGCACAAGTAGCTTCCAATCAACTTGATTATAACCAGTTACTCGAAAATGCAGAAAAGCGTTATAAAAAGAAAATGGCTATTGTAAAGGAAGATTGCGATAGCTTCGATATTGTACCTCTCGACACAGCCAAAGAGAGTGGCAAACGTATTTTCCATTCCACCAAAATAGACCGCTTTCTCGCTTCTTTCTCCGGCGGGAAAGATAGTCAAGTAGTACTTGACCTTTGCACTCGTGCCATTCCTTCTACAGACTTTGAAGTGATTTATAGCGATACCGGCTATGAGCTTCCTACTTCACTTAACCTTTACGAACAAGTGCGACAGCACTATACATCGTTATATCCCGACTTGAAATTTTCCGTAGCTCGTAATCATGAATCCGTTCTAAACTATTGGGATCAGATAGGCACTCCCAGTGACACGCATCGTTGGTGTTGCTCGGTGATGAAGACCGCCCCTCTCTATCGCATGTTGAAAATTGAGGGGACTAATAAACAAGCAAAAGTATTGGCTTATGAAGGTACACGTTCAGAAGAAAGTGTACGCCGCTCAAAATATGCCCGAATAGGAAAAGGCGTTAAGCATGATGTTGTCATTAACGCACGCCCTATCTTAGAATGGAATACAACAGAAGTTTTCTTATACATACTCAAGCATAATCTTCCCATAAATATCGCATATCGTGCAGGAAAACCGCGCGTAGGATGTTTGATTTGCCCATTTTCTTCGGAATGGGACGACATGATTGTAAATAAGATGTTTCCAAAAGAACTTTCTCCGTTTTTAACTCGCTTGGAAAACTGGGCTGATTTGAGGAATATCCCAAACAAAAACGAATACATAAAAGGACATAAATGGAAACTGAGGGCAAGTGGGAAACACGTAAAATCAATGTCTTCCGTGGCGTTTAAACAACTAAAAAATGATTTAATTGCAACAATTGAAAGTGCAAGACAAGATTTTTTCGTTTGGATAAGTACCATTGGAAAGATAAACACAAGAAGAGAGAAGAATACTATCGTAGGAGAATTGAAATATAAAGATAATATTTACAAGTTTGATATTTCTTACCTTGATTCTTCAAAATCAAATTATACGGTTCATTTTTACAATGTGACAGATATAACCTTTAGTAGCTTACTGAAAAGGGCAATGTATAAAACGACTTATTGCATTCAATGTGAAGCGTGTGAAGTTGAATGCCCTTCAGGAGCATTAAGTGTCTATCCAACCGTAAATGTAGATGAACAAAAGTGTATCCATTGCTATAAATGTTTGAATTTTCATAATAAAGGCTGCATTGTAGCAGACTCATTAAGTATGACACAAAATGATAATGAAAAGCTGAATGGCATCAGTGCTTATGGTACATTCGGTCTTCGTGATGAATGGTTGAACGAGTTCTTTATCAATCCTGGAGATTTTTGGAATAACAATTCTCTTGGGAAGAAGCAGGTCCCTTCTTTTAAAAGCTGGTTAAAGGATTCCGAAATCATTGATACTAAGAACAAAATCACTCCATTAGGAGAAGTACTTGCCCAAATGTATCAAGATATGCCGGACATTGTATGGGAGGTTATATGGATTAATTTGACCTATAATTCACCTTTAATAAAATGGTTTGTTAGAACAATAAAAGTAGGGACTGTCTATTCGAAGAAAATTTTGCAAAGTATTTATGAAGAGCAATATAGTGAAGGATATACTACATTCAAATATTCTTTGGATGCACTATACAACACATTACTCTCTTCTCCGATTGGTAATAGTTTTCATCAAAAAGAAGATATCTCCAAGACTGACGATATTAGGAAATCCCATGATGACATAAGTGACATTGCCGTTGCTTATTCTCTTTATAAGTATGGTAAAACACATTATATAAAATCATTCAGAATAGACGATTTGTATAATAGTAATGATGGAACAGGAATCTTTTTTGAATTTGGACTTAATAAGGCTGATTTTGAAAAGGTTCTAAGAGTTCTTGATACTTCTATCCCAAGATTTCTGACTGCAGAATTAAATATGGGGTTAGATAATATTACGCTTCATGATGAATGGAGTGAAATAAGTATACTCAAATCATTTATAATGTAGGTAGGATTTTTACCTCTCTGAAACAACTAATGCAATGGCAACAAGATATTCAGACTATATCACGATACGTGAATCGAAACCTGCTTATAATATAGGTAGGGAAGAACAAGGAGAATGGGAATCCTTTATTCCCAATGAACAATTCAACGACATATTGCGCAAGGTGGTAAGTGCCGTTCGTAATAATGACCAAGATGCACACAAGTCATTTTGGATTGACGGTACGTATGGTACGGGCAAGAGTCATGCAGCCGCAGTAATCAAGCATTTACTTTGTGATGAAGTGGACGACATTCGTGAATATTTGGACACCGAATATGCATCCCGGCAATACGATTTGTTACGCCAGTCTGTCTATGATGTAAGGAACTGTAAACGTCTTTTCCCTGTTAATCTATATGGTACAGAATCCATCGCACACAAAGAAGACTTTTCACACCGTTTGCAAAGTGCCATAAAAAGGGCATTAAAAGCAGCAGGATTGACCAATTTCTTTGTAAAAACAGACTTTGATGATTATGCTGACCATGTGGAAAGCGAACCTGCCTTTTGGGAAGACATCATCAGCCAAAGTCCCAAACTGGAAGCCTATGCTCCAGATGTGAAGACTTTGGCAAGCAAGTTGCGTACAACTGACACTTCCATACTCACGCAGGTAAAGAGGGCATTAGCAGAACGGCGCATGGATATACGTCTGAATAGTGCCAATATTTGCGATTGGTTTTTTGAGGTACAAGACAAGTTGGCAGAAAATACTGACTACTGCGGATTATTGATTATTTGGGACGAATTTACCGACTTAATGAAATCAGACATGGGGTCGTCATTGTTGGTTGAGCTACAAAAGATAACTGAGCAAGCTATGGAAACTTGTAACAACAGCTATTTCTTCTTTATCTCCCATCCTTCGGCACTGAATAAACTTGATGCGCAAGAACGTACCAAAACTACAGGTCGCTACCATTATATGAAGTATAATATGGAAACGGTGTCGGCATTTAAAATCATGTCACGCAAGTTCCGCATTGCTGATATTGAGGGGTATGAAGCATTAACTACTTCTTTTTTCAATAGCCATGCCGGAATGTTGGCTCGTTATGCAAAGGGAAGCAATAATGTAGAAGATACGATAAAAGACTTGCGTAATCTCTATCCCATTCATCCTGCTACAGCCAATCTTGCCACCTATTATGCACGAGTGGTGGGTTCTTCCTCACGAAGTGTTTTCGAATTTATCGGTGCAAACCAAGCTATACGTGACTTCTTGGAGAGTGAGGTAGCGTTCGCCGAGCATAAAACCATTACGGCTGATTATCTTTGGGATTACGTTATGGAAGTGTTCAACGAAGACCATATTCGTTACGGGGCTGTGACTGAACGCTACAATTCTTATAGGCTACAAGTGAAAAACCAAGGAGTAAACACCTATGCAGTATTCAAGGGTATCTTATTGCTCAATGCTTTAAATAATGTCGCCGGAAACGAAACCGTAACCCCCAGCGAAGAAAATGTGAAAAGTCTTTTTACAGGTACACAAATAGAGCCTCACATAGACGAAATATTGAACTGGCTGAATGATAGTAGTATCATCCAACGTGCTCCGGGCGGATTGTTCTCTATCCAATTCTCCGCACTTCCTCCCAAAGAGATTGAGGAGATTAAATTGGAAATGAAAGCTCAATTCAAATATACCTCACAACTGGTTACGTATGGGCAGGAAGTACGCAAAGCATTCGATACGCTTACTTCTAATGTCAGCCGTCCTGTCAGTATCAATTTCTTTTCCCTCTATGTGAATGAAGCAGCCTTGCTCCATCAGATAGAGAATGCTATAGAAAAAGCGAAAAGCTATGAATTGTTCATTGCTGTAATGCTGGGGCGAAACGATGAAGAGATGAATGAATTGAAAACTATAGTTTCACATGCCTCAAACGATGAACGTTTTACCAATGTTGTCTTTATGGTGTTTGATGCTACTTTCGGTGACGACAATTACGAGCGTTTCATAGAGTACATGGCTAATGCCCAATGCGCAAGTCGCCATAACTTGGCAGACCAACGTGCAGCACACGACAAGAATGCACAAGCCATGATTTCAGATTGGATGAAAGAAGTTCGCCGTAGCAATTTTTCTGTATATGTGAAAGGGGAAAGCGAGACCTTTTCCACCATGAAGCTGGCAACAGCAGTCAATGTAGGCATATCCCCTAAAGTGTTTAGTCGTGGAGCGGAAACGCTTGATTTGCTACGTACTCGTGCGCCTAAGACATTCTGGAAAAATCAGCAAGCCAAAGAAACGGCCAAGAACATATTAATGTTCAATACCTATGATGAAATAATAGGCAAAGCAACAGGTCCGGCTTTACCTCTAAAGTTCTTATTCCAAGATGCAGTAGATGATAATCTTCGCTGGAAAGAAAATGTAGATAAAGAAAACCATCCGCTTTATTTGGTAAGTGAATTCGTCGGCCGAAAAATAAAAAACGCAGACAAGGCAAAAGAGTTTAATTTGGCGGAGAAATTCATCGAATTGACACGCGCGCCTTACGGTTTGTTCCCTTCGTATGCGGGTATCGCCATGCTGTCATTTGCCATGCGACCTTGGATAAACAAAATTTATTCGGTAGATGGCAAGCCCCGATTGGCACAGCACTTGGTGGATGATGTGATGGAAACGTTCAAGTCATGGGAGAACGGAAAGCCAAGTAACAAGATCACTTTTACGTTCGAAACGAAAGAAGCAGGACAACTGAGTAAATTGTTGATAAAGGTATTCAAGTTGAAGTCATTGAAGACCTATTCGGATATCAGCAGTTTGAAAGATGCTCGTTGGGCTATTTCTCATGAATATACAGCAGAAAAAGGTTATCCACTATGGACATTGAAGTATGTAGATGGAACAAACGAGGAAATGTCATCTCTCATTGATAAGATTGTGACAATATCTCTTGACCCAAACATTAACAAAAATCCGTCATTGATGAATGATGCGCTTGATTTGTTGGGACGTTATGAATTTGAGTTCCCTATGCTCCTCAATCGCAGTGGAGCTTTCGAGGAAGGTTATCATAATTTCCTCAAATCTAATGAAATCGTGAATTTGGATAATGAACATTTGCCGGATGCGAAGACATATATCAAGCAACACTTGCAAGGAGAAGTAGGGCTTTGGACAGAAAGAGAGGTGAACGACAAATTAAAGGATTGGAAGTTGTCGCTTACTCCAATGCCTGCGCCAACATCCTTACCCTCTGCACAGCCCTCAAAATATACGCCGTTTACATCGGGGCAATCATATAATGCGCATGAAGAACCACAAACAAAGTTTGGGCAAGTATCGGAAGGCTTGAACTCCTGTTCTTCGACAAAACGCCAGCAAGCATTGGAGCATATTGGCAACATTCCTTCGCTTGCTACCGCTCAACGCTTATTGGAACAGCTTTGTGATTTGGGATATGAAGACATACTCGACATGATTTTAGATAATTAGATGTATGAATAAGGATTTCGAGCATATTGACCGTCTTATAGAGGAGGTAAAAAAGGACAAAGCAGCTGATGGTGCCAATTCCTCAATACTGAATCGCTATCCTGTACGTTTTGTGTTATTTGATAACTTTGCAGACTCCAAAGATTTTGTCAGCGAGTTGATAGGGTTAGGAGTGGCAAAAATGCAGAAAATAGTGGATTGGATGGATAAAGAACATCCTGACCAAATCTTGACGCATAGTTGCTTGGCTAATTGTATCAAACAATATATTGAAGATAATAGCGACTCCGATTGCATTATTGTGCCATTCTCGGAATTGGCACGATTCTACGACAATCATACAGCGAAGGAATTTGAAACTTTGGTTAGCGACATCAAGGGAATACAGTCTGCAACTTCCGGCTTTAATAATCGACAGCGCGTCTATATCCCGATGATAGGTCAATATGGCAAAATGTCGAAATTCTTTTCAGATTCCCAGTCTGTCATTTGGCATTTGGTAGGCTCCAAGCAAGAAAACGGATACCACCTGACGCTTGCCCAAAACACTTACCAAGTAGCCGGATTGGAGAGAGAATTTACCATAGTACGCTCTGTTACAGATTGGCTCAAAGTGTGGCGTGATGAGAATGCAAGACCGGAAATTATCAGTACGTCCAAATCAATTTACGCATTGGCGGACAATGCCCAGCCGGACAATGCTTTGAGTTATACCACTTGTAGCAATGCGTATGAATTCCTAACAAAAGGATTGCACCTCGATTTTGGCGAGATAAAATATCAAAGGGAAGATGCCGGTAATTGGGAGAAATTAGCAGGAGAAATAGAATACAAGAATTTTTCTTTTGAGAAATTCTTCAATAAATATTTCGACATATTCGATTTGGCAGACTACACTGTATTTGTTAAGACTTGGTTCGAAAATACAGAACATTTCAAACGCTGGTTGCTGGCTACTTACTATTCCAAACGATTCTGTAACAAAGGGTATATTTGCCAGTTGCTCCGTAATTGTAGATTGTACAACAACCAAGAGTTTGTGTCGGCAGCCGCCCTATCCGTTTTTGACATGGACAATCCGGAAGAGTGCCTGAATGAGCGCACGGAAATCCTAAATTATGCCCATAAAAACAAGATACGACTAACAGACGATACGAATGAGAAATTGTGCCGAAAGTTGGAGAATATAGCACTGGAAGATGGGTATGAGACCGCCATGCGATATGTTACAGGATTGTCTGACGGAGAAAAAGAACTGATGATACGGTGGGTTGCCAATGGCCGTGTTCCAATAAATAAACTGGCTAAACTATATCCACAGCTTTATAACTATATGGAGAAGAGTTGCGGCACTTCTGATATTCATCAGAAATGGGTATTAGATTACATGGATGCTTACAAACAAGCGAAATTGTCTAATAGATATACAGACTTAATAAGCACATCAATAGATGAGAGAAACGCAAACTCCGTAACGTTCAACTCGTGGTATAATCAATTCAGCACTATTCGTACATTGTTAAATGGAAGAAAGGATATTGACGTTTTTTATTGGATTGACGGCTTAGGCATTGATTGGATTCCTTTTATTATGCAACTTGTGGAGCAATACAAAAGCGAGGGCATCTTTCTTAATGAGATAATGATAGCCCGTTCTTTATTGCCTTCAAAAACAGAAAACAACAAGACCGACTTGTTAAAGCTAACCAACGGTGAATTATCGAAAAAAGGCGATTTAGATGGCTTTGCCCATAAATGCACTTTTTACCCTCAATATATTATTGAAGAAATTAAAATTGTGGAAAGTGCTGTGAGAGAGATTATTTCAGAACATGCTGGCAAAAAGATTGCTATCATTTCGGACCACGGTCTGTCTTATCTCTCACAATTACGGACTGGATATAACTTAGGAGGTATAAAATCAGACCATTATGGGAGATGTGCCATACGTAAACTAGGAACTAATACCCAAGATGACAAATACATCATACTAGATGATGGGCAAACTATTTGCTCGCTTCGCCATAATTCACTTGCTGGTAAAATACCCGATGGACAGGGATGCCATGGTGGATGTACTCCAGAAGAAGTGCTGGTTCCTATCATAATTCTATCTTCGCAGCGGCAACCTTCTGAATACTCAATAAGCCTTATTGATGATGCAGTGAACGGAAATAATCCGATTCTGATGTTCCGTATCAAAGGCGTTACAAACTTGGAAATGCCAAAGTTGATTTATAATAACACAGGGTACAATCTAAACAACCAAGGAAATTTCCGTTTTGAGAGCGACAGATTGGAGCTAACACAAGAGGTTGATGAAGTGGAAATACGCATTGGCAGCTATTCACAAAAGTTTAAAATAAAGATTAACTTGGGTGCTGAAGAAGAAGACCTTTTCGGTGACTTATAATAAATATTGACATATGACAGAAGAATTAAGCAACAAGATACGTCAAGCATTTGGAACACAAACCATTTATAAAGACTCTGCCACATCCGGCAGTCTGTTTGATGGACGTACTCTTCCTTCGTTCGTCAAGGACTTCTTGCTAAAAAAATACATTAACTCAAATGGTGAGGTTGATAAAGGCGGATTGACCAATTTTCTTGACAAGGTCATTCCACGACATACTTCGGAAGTAAAAGACCGCTTAGGCTGTGGAGAAGAATTGACATTACTCACTCGTTTTGAAATCTATATTGACTTAGTAAAAGGGGTGCGCCGTTTCGCCATTCCTGATATGGGCATTAAATTAAAAGAAGGCATCATTCCCGATTATGTGTACAATAAGCATCAAGGGGAATTGGTGGATGGAGAAAAGTGGGGCATTATAAAAATGTGCGTGATGCCTGATGATGACGGGAAAAAGAATCATGTGGAAATGCTCGACTTTAAACCATTTAAACCTTATAAATCCATTGATATGAGTTATTATCGGGACGCTCGAAAACAATTCACAACCATCGAATGGATTGATGTACTATTATCTGCTATGGAATATAATGCTGATGGGTTTTCGACAATGAAAGAAAAGGTAGAATTCCTTACTCGTTTGTTGATATTTGTAGAACCCAGACTCAATGTGATAGAACTAGCCCCTAAAGGAACAGGAAAATCATACGTATTTGGTAACTTGTCTAAATATGGATGGTTAGTTAGTGGTGGAAAAGTATCACGAGCCAAACTGTTCTACGACAAACAAAAGCAACAAACTGGTATTGTTAAGAACCACGATTTTACAGCTTTTGATGAAATACAAACCATTGTTTTCCAAGAACGCTCTGAAATACAAGCTGCATTAAAAGCCTACTTGGAACAAGGTAAAACAACAATTGACAATTTTGAGTTTATTGCTGATTGTGGGCTGATGCTGATGGGGAATATCGACTTAGATGACAATCGTCGTCCTATGTCAAGAAAATATTTTGATAAATTACCCGAAAGTTTTAGAGAATCCGCTTTGCTCGACCGCTTTCATTGCTTCATAGAAGGTTGGTATTTACCCCGTATTAACAAAGAAATGATATTTAAAGGATGGACTGTCAATGTGGAATATTTTTCGGAGGCATTGCATACATTGCGTACACAGACGATTTACGGACAACTCTTTGATGAGTTGGTAGGCTATGAAAAGCAAGCTGACAATCGTGACTTTAATGCAGTGAAGCGTATAACGGTAGCTTCAATGAAACTTTTGTTTCCTCATTGGACTTCAATTGAAGATGTAAACCGTGAAGAATTTGATACCTATTGTTTACAGCCAGCCATTCATCGCAGGGGTATTATTAAAGAACAATGTCATAATATTGACCCTGAATTTAAAGTTCAGATGCCTAATTTTTGGACTATTGGGAACAATTAATTCAGTTTATTCTTTCAAGAGCAATTTCAAAGTTTACCCTTTGAAATGCTCTTGAAGTTGAGGGATAATTTAATCTTATTTTTATTATCTTTTGATGCTCAAATCATGTAGTAGCAGGCTATCGGAAACGGCTTTCAAGGATGTGTCATATCCTTCCGCCAGTTTCCGTACCCACTCGATGGCTTTCTCGTCTCGATGGATGTCGAACACCTTGTTGAGCCAAAGCACATCGTTGGCATCACATCCTCCCCATGCGCGGATAGCTCGGAACTTCAAGGCATCGTCCACATGCTGACGTTTAGACTTCCATTGTTCGATATTGCCCCACAATGAGAACGCGCATACCACGCCAAGCCCCACAACGAAAGAGAACACCTTGCTCGATTTAATGTCAAAGCTGTGCTTATGGATATGCTCCTGCTGGGGTGGTTGCTGTTGCATATTCGGTACTTTCAATTCTTCTTCCAAATAGTCAATTCTTCTAATGATTGTATTGGATGCCTTTGAATAAGCTTCCCATTGCCTTGCCAACAAGCCCTTAATCCGTTCGGCATTGGCTTTTGCTGCTTCTGTCATCGCGTCCTTAATTGGGGACAAGTCCCACTTGCTATCCCCGTCCGACTGTTGTCCGTCTATCACTTTTGAAAGTGCTTCCAATCTGTTTGCCATGCCTTCAAGCATGGTCTTGATTTCCTCGAAGAGGATGAATACATTGTTGTTGTCTGCCATAATTACCAGTTGATTTTACGTTGTTTCTTCTTTTTCTTGTTTTTCAAATATGGGTCGTATGGTTGCTGTTCCTCCGGCACATTGCCCGGTGTGAACAAGCCTAAAGAACCGCTGATAAGGTCGCCACTGATATTTGAAATAGAGTTTATTTCTTCCCGATTGGCTTGCGATTGAGGTTGCATCTGCCGTTCCTCGTAGCTGTTACGCCTTAACGCCGCATCTATTTTGGAATAGCTAAAACTCCTGTCCACCTTGGAGCCATTGAAACAGTAACCGTTCATGGAGAACACGATGCCCTGTATATCATCCGTCTGTCCCTTGTACTTGAACTGCACTTCCACACCCTGCCGTTTCAATCTTTCAATCAGGGTGTCCCAATCCCTGCACCTGCCGACTTCCGTCTTGAGGATGTTATACAGTTCATGCCTTGTTCTGTCCGGCTCACGCAAACGCTCTGTCTTCACATTTTCTTTGCCGTTGGCGAAATGCAAACCGTACTTCTTGGTAAGTTCCTTGCTGATGCGCTCGCTGCGGAAGCGGTCGTTACGGTCAGAAATGGTCTTACCGTTATTGTCGATACGGTTAAAGGCAATATGCACGTGCGGATGCTCCTTGTCGAAATGCCGCCCGATAATGTACTGTGTGTCCTTGATACCCATCCGTTCCATATACTCACGGGCAATCTGCGCCATGACTACGTTGTTCAGTCGTGGCGCATCTTCCTTTGAAAAACTCAAAGCGATATGTTCGACAGCCTTTGCCACCCTCGGATTCATCTGTGCTTGCCCGATAAATCCTTGTACTATCGTGTCGTTATTTTCCAGAAATAAGCCGTCCGCATCTATGATTTGAGTGCCCTTCTCATCATTCAGGATGTAGTAAACCACACCTTTGAAGTCCGAGCCTTTCATGATTTTTGCTATCATAAGCGTATCCGATTTACAAGATTGTCTATCTCTATCATCAGCGTGCGGCAGGGCATAAACACGGAGGTGTACCCCTCCGTATTCGCCTTCCGTGCCAGCTGGTTCAGATTGTTCGCCATACCGCATAGCTTGCGGATAAGGTCGCCATGCTCTTTCGAGAGCCGTTCCTTCACACCACCCTCTGTAATGCAACCACGAATGAATTCACTGGCAGAAACGCCTGCCGACTTCGATTTTGATTTCAACAGGTAGTAGTCCTCTGTTGCCATTTTTACCGTGATACGATATTTCAATTTCTCGGTGGCTCCCTTGACAGGACGACCGCCTTTGTTGGTCCGTCCACGTCCATCGTTCTTCCTTTTTTCGTTGTCCATGATTATCTGTTTCTTGGTTTGATAACTGATTGTAATGACTGTACATAAGTAGACCAACGGGATGGGCTTTCCCTGCGAGTTTTGGAGCGGGGCAAGTGGTTTCGGTCTGACCGAAACATAAACTTGCCCCTCCAAACATCGTTACAAGTGATTTAGAGCAACTCTGAAAGATGCCCTAAAAGTACCCGGTTAGTCTCGTCTTAATTCCTACAATTTACGCCATTGCTCGATGTATTCTCTGTAGGCTTCCATGTGCTGACGGGCGAGGTTCTCGATAAGCCCTGATACACTCATGCCACGTCCACCGAGGCGGCGCACGATTTCGTCCAGCCTATCACGGACCTCCCCACTGACGAACACGGGCTTGCGGTCGGCAATCTTGGGTACCCGCAGAAAGGTGGCACGGTATTCGTCCAATGACAGTCTGCGCTGTTTGCTGCTGATACGTCTGGCGATTGTCCGTTCCACGCTAACGTTATCCGCCTCTATTCTCTTTGTCTCGTTGTCTGATCCCTCGCTTGTTTCCGGCTCGTCCAATACAGGAAAGAGATTGCCCGCTTCCACAACAGGTTCTTGTTCTGTTATGTTACGGAAGAACTCTCTTCCGGTTCGTGTTTGGGCATGGAAGGCATATAGTCTTCCAACTTGAAGTTCTTGAACGCTTCATCGTTCTCAATGTTTTTGAATTTCTTGCTCATTGTTGTTTCTTGTTAAAGTGAATACTTGTTGGTCTGTATGCGCATAGTTGACCGTTTGTCGGGAGCAAAGTAAGAGGCTTTAGTTCAGGCAGTCAAGGACTTGGATTCTGTTAGGCAATTTTGTGTAGTTTTGCCTTATGGCGGTATGAACAATGGTGCAGACTTCTTCGATTTGCCGGATATGAATCACAGGAAGAACAAAGATGTATTTACGGGTAAATTTGAATTAAGCCCTTATTTTGTTCTTGGCATTCTTGCTAAAATCCCCAATTAAGATGATAACGATAAATAGTACCCCGGACAACCTATGCCATACCGGTGCCACATGCTTCCACTTTTAGAAAATCCATTGTCGGATAACTGATTATATATTCCTTTGCGGCAAAAGAAACAATAACAGCAAAGAAGAATGTATATGGAAATCGTATCTATCGAAAGAAAGACCTTTGAGGCGATGGTCGCCAAGTTCGACCGCTTCGTCCACCGTATGGAAGCAATCTGCCAACGGCACGGCGAAAAGAGAATAAGTGAGTGGATGGACAATCAGGACGTGTGCCGGATGCTGAACATCAGTCCTCGCACGTTACAGACTCTGCGGGACAACGGTACGCTTGCCTACTCACAAATAAACCATAAGACGTATTACCGTCCCGAAGATGTGCAGCGTATCGTTTCCGTTGTGGAGGATAGACGAAAAGAAGCGAGATTCAAAGGACGGACGATATAATCTCAGTGCAATAAATAAAGTATAATAACAATACCCACTAAATTCAAAGTAACATGAACGAATTGATTAACAAAGACAACGAGTGGATAATCCACTTCATGGGCAGCCTTGACCGTCTGCTGGACAACTACGAGCGCCTGACCGCCAACTACCGCCCGACATTGGGCGGAGAACGTTTCTTTACCGACAAGGAGGTTTCAGCACGGTTGAAGGTAAGTCGAAGAACACTTCAAGACTACCGCAACGAAGGACGGATAGCCTATATCCAATTAGGTGGCAAAATCCTCTACCGTGAATCCGACATAGAGAAGATGCTAACTGACGGCTACCGCTCCGCCTACCGACAGAAGGCAATCTGATTTTCTTGAAAGAGTGCAGTTTGCCGTCTGCCCTATAATTTGCGGTAGTAATGGACTTGACAGCAAAAAGAAAAAGGAACGGTTTACGGATGAAGCATCAAGATTCCGCTTCGTCTGTTAGCCGTTCCTTTTCTTTGTCTTCTGATTTCCCGTCAGTCGCTTGTTTCCGTTGCCGGATGCCTTTCGAGCGTATGGTCGGCAGAGGCAAGGTTTTCGGGCTGAATACGCTCCGCAGGAGGAAGATTCTGCCCGAAACGGCTTTGCCGCCTGACCTTGCCACTGCCATCAGTGCCATGCGCTACCTTTGCATACGAGCATCGGGAACAGGTGACTGATGGGATGAACCTCAACTATACCATAGGTTGCTTCCTCTGCCACAAGATACAAACAATGTTATTGAGTTCTCTTTCTTGGTGGCGTAGATTTCATTTATCACAAACCGTCTGAACAAGATACTTTCTCTACTGCATATCCTGAATGCAATGGCTATAACCATTTCAAGATTATAAACATCATAACTGATACCATCTGGTTGCTTGATATATTTTATCGTATCACATTCGTTTAACTCCTTATTCCTATATATAGCATGAATCGCTTTACGAATGTCACAAGAGAATACTCCAAACAGGTCGGCGATTTCGAATTGTGTCATCCATACGGGTGCGGTCGGAATAGTGACCATACCCGCTTCACTGATTGTGATTATACCTCTATCCATAATATATTGCATTGACATTGTTTAGTTACTTTTGTTTGTCTTTTCGCCGGTAGATTGTTTCTTCCGGCGTTCCATCAGTTTGTCCATATCCTTTGAGATTTTGTCATCGGTTATACGTGCATATCCCTGTGTCGTCCGAATATTGGAGTGCCCCATCATCTTGGCGATACTCTCTATCGGTATATCCGCTGAAATAAGGAAAGTTCCGAAACTATGTCGGCTTTGGTGGTAGGACAAGTTATCCTCTTTGCCTATGATTACACCTAACTCATGAATTTCAAACCACAAGGCGTCACGGTTAGGAAGCGGAAATACGGGCTGTTCGTCATTGACCGTGTTGTACAGCGACAATATCTGTTCCGCTATGGGATGCAGGGGTATGAACGCTTCCACCTTTGTCTTCTTGCGGTTGATACGGATATACCGTCTGCCCTCCGCATTCATCCCGATGTGGTGGGGATGCAACAACTGTATATCCACATACGCCAATCCTGTCAGGCAGGAGAATATGAAAGCCCGTCTCGCCAACTCCAGCCTGTTGTCATACATCGGGGTGGAAAGTATCTTCTTGAACTCATCGCGGCTGATGTATCTGTGCTTTGCCTCCGGTTTGGTTTCATATTCCAACTCCTCGCAGGGATTCACTCGGATTATCTCCTTATCGACCGCCAGATACAACAGGCGGTTCAACCATCGCAGACAATGGTTGGTCTGAGATGCCCCGAAGTTCTTGCATCTTTTCAGATATGCCTTATAAGATTTGCCGAAGTCCTCTGTAACTTCTTCAAAACAGATGTCCTTTTTACCCGATGACACAATATAGTCTGTCAGGTACTTCTGGTAATACATTGAACTTCGATAGGAGGAGGTTGAATCTATTTCCTCGGAGTGTTTCTTTAACCGCTCCCGTTCCCATTCTCCCATTTGCAGGAGGGTAGTCGGATGAATGTTGTTTTGGGTGATGTAGCTCTTCAACATCTCTGCACTGACTACACCTTGCGATTTCAGTATTTCCTCGTATGCTTCTGAAATGATCCGGAGATATTCCTGCAAGCGGTTGTTTTCCCTTGTGGACTTTATCTCGTTCTTCTTGCCATTCCAATCTTCGGGACGGCAATAGATACTTGTGCTTATGACAGTCTGTTTCCCGTCAATGGTTATGCGGCAGAGAACGGCGGTCGTACCGTCAGCCTTTACCTTGCTGCGGTTGATATAGGGTAATAGTGAAAATGTACTTCGCATATCGTTTGCCGTATTAAAGGGTAAGTTTGAAATCCTCGGTAGCTTTGATGAACCTGTCCATGTCCTCAAAGAGTTTTTTCGGACTGACACGGGCGTACACCTGAGTGGTGGAAATATCGGAATGCCCCAACATCCTACTGATGGTCTCAATCGGCACACCAGCTTCGAGCGTAATCAGCGAGGCAAAACTATGTCTTGCCTGATGATAGCACAAGTCATCCTTGATGCCTGCCAGTGCCGCCAACGCTTTCATGTGCCTTCTAAGATTGGGCCAGCGAAGTAAAGGGAACAAGGTTTCTCTGTCCTCACTGTTATACTTATTGATAAGTGCAATTGCTTCGGGCAATAGTTTTACACTGGCACGGAGTTCGTTTTTCTTTCTGCGGTATTTCAGCCATAATGCCCCGTCCCCGTCTGTCTGCAAATTAGCATGGGTAATCGAAACGACATCCGCATAAGATACACCTGTGTAACATCCAAAAAGAAACATATCCCTTGCCAGCATATGGGATTTGCGGTATGCAGGTATTTCCACGTCACGGATTTTCTCGAACGATTCACAGCTCAATGCCCGTGGAGTCGTTTCCGTTTTCTTCGGCAGGGTGAAATGTTGGAAGTGGATTTTATCGGCATATCCCTCTTTATAAGCCAGACGGCAAATCTTCTTCAGTATGGCAAGATAATGTCTGGCGGTATCGATTGCCTGTCCTTTTTCTTCCGTGACAAATGTCTGATAGTCGTGGATGAATTGTTCCGTCAGTTGCCCGAAAGCCAAATCCTTGACCTTGTACTGATGCTTGATGAACTCTCCGAGTGCCAGCCGCATATAGTGATAGCCGGGATAAGTACTTTTGGCACGGTCTATGCCGATACGCGACTTGATGTCATCACAAACAACATCGGTCATTTTCATGAGCGTCATCTGTGTTTCCATGCTGCCTTGAAAAAGGTCTTTCACATCGGTGGCATCGAAATCAATCTTGCGCTCCACAAGATTGTCGAATGCCATGTTTACTGCCAACAGCAGTTTGTCAATCTTGGCATTGGTCTCCACCGCCTCGCGGCTCTTGCCGTTCAGACGGCTTTCACGAGAATTCCACAATTCGGGAGTGCAGGACAGCTTGCATCCGAACTGAGCCATCGTGCGGTTCACCGTAATCCTTCCCATTATCGGAGCCTTGCCCGACTTGTCCAGTCCGCTCTTTTTGAGGTAGAGCAGCACCTTGAATTTTTCTACTTTCATACGCTTATATTTTTTAAGTGCAAATTTACTTGCCATATAAGCGTTCCTTGATATGCAAAATACTGTGTATGAGTGCAAACAAAACGGTGAGGATTTCTTTTCATTGCTTTCCGTTACCTGTTCTTGTTCCGGTAACTGCCCGGCTAACGGTCTGGTAACTGAACAACCTCAATATTACGTTGTCATTTGCATTTTCTCAATTTGGCAAAATACTGAAACAATGCTCATTTCAAACGGTTTACGTTTAATCTTCTTCTGTCTGCTTTTCCTTGCGTAGCCTATCACTTTCCATACAGCACGTCATACGTTTGCCACGACACTCTGCCTTTCACAGGGTATTCCTTTGTCAACAGTTTCCAAGATGCTGGGACATAAACAGATCACCACGACACAGATCTATGCGCAGACTACACCGATAATGATCGAGGATGCGATCGATCGTGTCGAATCCCGGCTGGGCGGCAAATTCGCAGTATAGCGTAATCATAGATTAAATCATCCACCGCAAGGAAATTTCATGTAAGTGACCGTGTAAGTTACAAAGAATATCGGTCGGGAGTTGTCACCTTTGCACCGTAACCAACTATCTCGATTATGGATAAAGACGACAAACTCCGCCTTGCGGAAATTCATGCAATGGTCAAGACGATTTCCGTGGACCTTCAATTTTTAAGACGCCACCGCAACGTGCTTTTCGGGACACCGGTTTTGGAGTTCAACGAGGTTTGCTCGGTGCTTCACCTGAGTGCCCGTCAGGTGCAGCGCCTTCGTGAGCGCAAAGAACTCGTCGGGTTCAACGTGGGGCGCCGGCGCTTGTACTTTCAGACGGAGATCTATGACTACCTCTCCCGTTTGGAGAGAGAAAACCTCAAACATCCCGAACAGTCAATGGAACAGTGATTATGGAGCGACCGAACAATCCCAATGAAACGAAGTATCTGCTGATCGGGGAAGAGGAGTTCGAACGTCTTCTGCGCAGCTATTACATTCTCGGCAAGGGGCTTCTGGCTTTCGAATATCTCTGCGGTCACAGCGACCGTCCGATGTACCTGTCAGCCGAGGGCGTGTGCGAAGTGCTCGGCATTACGCGCGACGAGTTGGACGAGCACCGCCTGAAACGACAGATCAAGGCGAAAGTTTTCCAGCGGCAGATGATGTACAGCCTCTACGATCTGGTACTCCTCGCCGAACGTCTCGTGCGCCATAAGATCCGGTACAGGCTCTCGAAAGCGCCCCGCTTCGATGCGACGGGCCAACGCCTGTGATTCGCGTTGTATCTCAGCTTATCAAGACCGGTCGTTTGCGGCCGGTCTTTTTCTCCGATTTCGTAAAAGCGACGAAACGACAGCAGGAAGAAAGGAGGTATAGACAAATACCATATATCCGATCTACCGGCCCGCTTCGAGGGAAGCCTTTCGGAACTCTTTGAGCAGCGTCATCAACTCCAATGCGGCTTTACGAGCCCTCCGTCCGGCTGCCTTGTTGCCTTTGAATCACTGAAGATATGCATCCTTCTGAAAAGCTGCGATGCGATCGTTGATCTGTTCGAGTAATTTTTCCATATCGATTTTTATTTGGTCGTTATGAAACAAATATAGGCAAAATCGGCTGCTGTCGGACTCTTTGCCCGCTTTTTTATGCATGATACGGTATCGTCCCGGTCGGACGCGGGGCAAGTTAGCGGCAGGCTCACAGTCCCTTATCGCCTTTTCCGCGCACGATCTTCCCTTCTTCGAACGGTATCGCACGCGGAAAAGTCGCACGGGCCGCCTGCCGCAGTTTCCGCCCCGTCGTCCGACCATGCAGGACATTCGGTCTGGCGACACAATAAGAATATTCACCAAATTGTTTCGAACCATGAACATCTATCGGATTTCGGCGGAAGGCTACGCCATGTATCTCTTCCGCGTTGCGGCGCGTACACAAGCTGCCGCCTGTATGAAGCTCGCAGTGCTGCTCGGCATAGCGGCCGGGAACTGTCGCGTTATGGAAACACTTCCTCTGAACGACCATGTACGGGAAATCGAATCCTGCCGTACGCGGGTGTCTGCGCGATGATATGCTGGATGGACCAGAAGAGCTTTACACGCTTGACGCTTACTCCCGACTATCGAACTACTTCGGAGATACAGAGGGCACAAGGCTTGTTGGAGGAAGTTCTGCCCACTATTCCCGATGCGGAACTGTTGTACGGCGTTTTCTATAATGAAAATACGGAATACTGCACGTTCGAACAGAGCCGTATCTGTTTCCGACGCAACGGAATCCTCTTTCGGATCAATAAGCAGTATTCTCCCAAACCGACCTATACGATCGACATCGACACCTCGGATTTCAAGCACGTAGATCTTCATATGCAGGCTCGTATCCGAGATAAATATCCGGCACCGCACCGCATCGGTGTCCTATCCGAGCATAAGGTCAATATTTGGGTGGACTACCTGACTAAGATATGGCACGACCTGGAACACCTCGATCGAGAACGCAATGCCCATATCGCCGCCCATCGATCGCGGTTGGACAAACTCCCGGATGTCAAGTGGAACAAAGATCGCGACAGAGGATCTATCGAGCGTAACGGTGTCTGCTACAGTTTCCGCTACGAAACGGGCACGATTCAGGAAAAGGTATCGCTCGATTACGGCCCCTGTACGCTCGACGACTTCCTGGCCCTTTCAGATAACCGCTACAGACCGAAATGCTGAACCTTTTTCAAAACGATTCCGAATCGGGAATGATACCCTTTCCGGAATATTTCATACGCAACCTGTATGTCCATCGCTTCCGGCTGTCGAGCCGGAGCGCTGACACGCGCCGCCGGATCGTCCGCTGGCTGTTTCTGCATTTCCACGTCTATGACTACCATCCTGCGGATGCTGAAACTACGGGACGCTACCTTTCGCGGGAACGGTTCCCGCCCCTGCTCTTTATGACGCTGACCGAGGATTTTCGCAAGGACTCCTCGCTGTGTCTGCGGATAATCTCCACCGACTTCTATACGCTCTATCTGGAAGGGAACGTCTATTGTGACGGCCGGTGGCATAACATTCGACTGTAACCTGTTCCCGCCTGAAAGCGGCGGGAACGCAAACCTGTTTTACGATGGCGAATATATGTATCAACCGCTTCTATTGTTCGACGGACAATGAGGCGAACTACGAAAAGATTCTCTACGGCCTCGGCGATCGGTTCGACCTGTACGACCTCGACGGCCGCGATAACTGGATGCGCGGGGAGTTCGACTCGAAATGGTGCTACCCCGAGGAGGCGATCGCAGCGATGATGAAGACGTTGGAGAAGGACCCGACGCTTCATATCGAGATCGTCTCCTGTGAGCCGGGGATGCAATACCTCGAAGCGCATATCTACGACAACGGCATGTGGAATAGCTTTTAATAGGATGAAACGGAATTTTCGAGTAGGTGTACGCTACACGTTCGAAGGAGCCTACACCGTTCGGGCGGTTTCCGACAAGGAAGCCGCCCGGCTTGTTTTACGACGATGCGGCCTGACGTGCGGCGACATCCATACGACGCTCGACGAGCTCACGTGTCCGGATTGGGACTTTCCTATACATCCCGACACACGGATAGGAAACGTCGAACCGATCGAGATGCCGGAGCGGAAGGCTTAAAATTATCAATACGAACTAATCTATGACCAAGTACAGATTTTATGAGGACAGGAAGGTCTCGGTGTGGGAGCGCATCTACTTTTCCATCGAGGCCGCAACGATCGAGACAGCGGAGGCGCAAGCTGCGGCGATCGCTCACAGGTCCCTTTACGCTGCGGCGTGCGACGACGCTGCGATCGAAATCGAGGAGAGCGAAACGCACTACGAAACGATCCGAGAGATCGCTCCGTCCGAGAACGAGGGTCGTGCTACGGTCCGAATCCACAGTGTAGACGACAATTACCGGATGATCGCCGACAACGGTCCGACATCGGAAACGAACGAAACGCTAAATTGAATTAAGACCTATGAAACGATTTGAAAAAATTGCTAAGCGCTATGCGCTTGCGAACAGCTATTTCAAAAACCGGCGGCTTATCTGGCCGGATACGCTTTGCGAAATTCACGATTACCTGCAACAACACGGTGAACTGCCGTTCCGCTACGACGGGGATAACTGGTCCTACGACGCACTGTGCGAGCGGCAGAAGCGACGTGGTGTCCGCCTGTCGCAGTACCTTACGCCCGATGCTACGGCCCGGCGGATCGCCGCCCTTGCCGTGCGGTATTTCGAGAATGACAGCCGTATCATGGACGTCTGCTGCGGTACGGGACAACTCACCCGGGCCTTGATCGCCGAAGGCGTGCATCCCTCGCAGATCGTGGGATTGGAAGTCGACCGGGAGCTGGCGGACTTTTACGCACGCCTGTATCCTGTGACGCAAACGCTGATCGGGCCATATCGGGACATCGATTTCCGCTGCGAGAACGTCGTTGCCAACCCTCCTTTCGAAACGACGGAGGTCGTCGATTTTCTTTCGTGGCTTGCGAAGGTACAACAGCCGGGCGACCGGAGTGTGTTGCTACTTCCGCACGGTTTCATCGACAAACAGCGCCCCAAGGGCATACAGGAAACGTTGCGGCAATTCAAGGTTCTGTACCGTACACCTATGCAGGAGCGGTTCGCGCGGACAAATGTCATAGCCGAAATAGTCGTTCTGGAGCGACGATAGCATCCATTGCGAAACATTCCGGCAGGCCGCTCGCTCCCGGTTCTGCATTTCAGGTCGGGATCGGGAGCGGTTGCGGTATTGCCGTTTCCGCGATTTTTCGTATTTTTACAGAGTATTGGCATTGTTCGATGATGTAAGCAAGACGCCTATGACGACTCTTCGCTGCGTGGTGGAACGCATCACCTATCAGAATCCCGAAAACGGGTATTCGGTATTGAAGGTCAAAGTAAAGGGCTACGATGATCTGGTTACGCTCGTGGGCAACCTGCTGGAAGTTCCCGTGGGGAGTGTCCTGCTGTGCCGTGGCGAGTGGAAAGTGGACAAGCGTTACGGCAGCCAGTTCGTTGCCGCAACGTGGGAGGAGACGATGCCCGCTACGGTTTACGGCATCGAGAAATACCTCGGCAGCGGACTGGTGAAAGGCATCGGTCCCCGTTTCGCCCGTGCGATCGTCCAGCGATTCGGTGCGGCGACGATCGAAGTGATCGAAACCGACATCGAACGGCTCTACGAGGTGCCGCAGATCGGCCGCAAGCGCGTGGAGAAGATCCGCGAGAGCTGGGAGCGGCAGAAGGAGATCAAGAACGTGATGCTGTTTCTCCAAAGCTACGGCGTAAGCACGGCCTATGCCGCCAAGATCTACCGAGAGTACGGCTCGGAGAGTATCGACAAGGTTCGGGAGAATCCTTACCGCCTCGCCGACGACATCTGGGGCATCGGCTTCAAGACTGCCGACGGCATCGCCGGCAAGATGGGCTACGGGAAGAACGATGCCCGCCGGTGCCGGAGCGGGATCCTTTACACGCTCGGCCAACTCTCGGACGAGGGACACGTCTATGCCGAACGGGAACAACTCGTGCAAGCGGCCTGCACGCTGCTCGAAGCCGACGCGGCACCCGTCTGCGAAGCGTTGGAGCGGATGATCCTCTCCGAGGAGTTGATAACGGAGCGGGAGGCGATCTACCTGCCGGCGTTCTATCATGCGGAGTGCGGCGCGGCACGGCGGCTGAAAGAGCTCGCGGAGAGTGCGGGCCGCACGTTGTTCACTACGGAGCTTGACCCCGGCGTTCTTACCGCAGAAACGGGCATCGACTACGACGACGTGCAGCTCGCTGCGATCCGGCAGGCCGTGACCTCCAAGGTCATGGTGCTCATAGGCGGCCCCGGCACGGGTAAGACGACCACTACGCAGGGCATCATCGCGGCGTTGAAGAAGGCGGGGCTGCGCGTTCTGCTGGCGGCACCTACGGGACGGGCGGCCAAACGCATGAGCGAAGCGACGGGTATGGATGCCAAGACCATTCACCGGCTGCTGGAATACAATCCGCAGGACGGTTATAAACGCAACGACGAAAATCCGCTGGACGGCGACGCCCTGATTGTGGACGAATGCTCGATGATCGACATCCTACTGATGAACAACCTGATGAAAGCCGTTCCGGTGACGATGCGTCTGGTGCTTGTGGGTGACATCGACCAGCTGCCGAGCGTCGGTGCAGGCAATGTCCTGCGCGACATCATCGACTCGCAGAAGATTCCCGTCGTGCGCTTGACGCGAATCTTCCGGCAGGCACAGAAGAGCCGGATCGTGATGAGCGCCCACGCCATCAATCAGGGCCGTTTCCCCGATATGAGCAACGGCCGCGATACGGATTTCTTCTTTATGAAGGAGGAAGACCCCGAACGGGTGGCTGCCACGGTCGTTCGGCTGGTGAAGGAGCGCCTGCCGCGCGCCTATGGACAACGGCCGGACAAGATTCAGGTTCTCACGCCGATGCAGCGGGGCATCGTGGGTGCCGCCAACCTGAACCTGTCGTTGCAGGAGGCCCTGAACCCTTCGGGGCCGAGCCTGAATCGCGGAGGCTACACCTACCGTCAGGCAGACCGGGTGATGCAGGTGCGCAACAATTATGATAAGGAGGTTTTCAACGGCGACCTGGGGTATGTCGAGAGCGTGAATACGGAAGACCGGACGCTGACGGTGGATTTCGACGGCCGCAGCGTGGAGTACGACGTAACGGAGCTCGACGAGCTGACGCTGGCCTACGCCACGACGATCCACAAGGCGCAGGGATCGGAGTATCCGATCGTGGTCCTGCCGGTGCTGATGACCCATTACGTGATGCTCCAGCGCAACCTGATCTACACGGGTATCACACGGGCCAAGAAGATCTGCGTTCTGATCGGTGCGACGAAGGCCCTTGCCTGCGCCATCCGGAATCAGGCCGTGCTGAAACGCAATACCAAACTCAAGGAGCGGCTGAACCCCGCCTTGAACACGTGATCCGGGCGATCGCCTTTCGACGACGGATCGGATCACTTACCGCAGCAGATGCCGCAGGGCTTCGAGGGGATGATACAGCAGCATCCGGGGCCCGGCATAGCGCATCACGGCCCGAATCTTTTCCCGCTGTGCCGGAGCGTAGCAATGAACCGTGCACTGTTTGCAGGAGCCTTTGAGAGGGCCGTAGCGGCAGGTTTCCAACCGCCGGCAGGCGTAGGACAAAAGGCTGCGGCACGCCTCGCACAGCTCCGCGTTGTGCTCCTTGCGACGGCAATAAAGGCGTATCATCCGCTCTACCGTCCGTTTTTCCCGTTCGATGCGATCCATCCTATTTCGCCTTTACGGTCAGTAGCTCCCGCCAGTCGGTCGTATAGCGCGGCGAGAGATGTTCGCGGTTCATACGGAACGGCTCGGTTCCCTGTGCCGCGATGACGATGCTGCCCCGGCCATAGACCTTGTTCACCCGATCCAGAGCCTCCATCAGTCGTGCGTGCTTCCCCTTGTCGGGCGGTGCGAACAGAGTGCCCTGCACGCCCGTTGCCGGTACGATCTGCGCGAGTGTCACACCGGCTTTTTTGTACCCGAACCCTGGACGATAAATTTGCCGCAGCGCTGCACGGGCCTGCCGGACGATCTCCAGCGTGCTGTCGGTAGGTTCGGGTAAGGTCAGCACGGCCGTTTCATAGCGCTGGGGCTGGTCGTCCCGGTGGCGGTTGGTGAAAATGAATCCGTGTATCTGCCCGCAGAGAGCACGCTGGGCGCGGAGCTTCTCGGCGCACATCGAAGCGAACTCCGCGACGATGCGTTCGAGCTCCTCCCGCTCGTAAATCTCCTTGGGGAAACTGCGCGAGACGGTGATCTGCTGCTTCTGCTGCGGCATCTGTTCGAAGCCGATGCACTCGATGCCCTGTAACTCGCGCCACGTCCGCAGACCCGTAATCCCCATGCGCCTGTGTATCCACTCTTCGGGCAGCTCGATGAACTGCCGGGCGGTCGTGATGCGCATTGAATCGAAGAGCTTGCCGTAGCGGCGTCCGATACCCCAAACCTCGTGCAGGGGAAAGGTCGCAAGTACCTTTTCGATGTCCTCGGGCCGATGCATGTAACAGCAGCCGTCGAGCTTCGGGTAGCGCTTGGCCAGCTTCGAGGCGATCTTGGCCAGAGTCTTGGTCGGCGCGATGCCGATGCTCACGGGAATGCCCGTGTTGCGGCGTATCGTGCGGCCGATGCGACGTCCGTAGTCGTCTAACGGCTCGGCGATGCCGTGCAGGTCAAAGAATGCCTCGTCGATGGAGTACACCTCGACGGAGGGGACGAGCGTGCGGAGCGTCGCCATCACACGGCGCGACATATCGCCGTAGAGGGCGAAGTTGGCCGAAAAGACGGCCACGCCGTGCCGGTCGATAAGCCCCTGTACCTGATAGAGCGGCTGCCCCATGCCGATGCCGAGGGCTTTGGCTTCGTTCGAGCGGGCGATGATGCAGCCGTCGTTGTTCGACAGCACGACCACGGGTCGCCCGACAAGATCGGGACGGAAGACCCGCTGGCAGGAGGCGTAGAAGTTGTTGCAGTCGCAAAGGCCGTACATCGAAGGTGTTATTTGAAGGTTTTGACGACGTGACGCACCACGCCCCAGATCGAGAATTCGTTGTCGGCATCGACGCGAATGGGCGGATATGCGGGATTGGACGGCAGGAGCCAGGCCCCCGCAGCTTCCAGCTTGACCCGTTTGACGGTGAACTCCCCATCCACGTAACAGACGGCGATGCATCCGTCGTAAGGCTCGACGGCACGATCGACGATCAGCAGGTCGCCGTCGCCGATACCGTCGCCCGTCATGCTGTCGCCCTCGACACGCACGAAAAATGTCGAGGCAGGATTCGGCACCAGCTCACGGTTCAGGTCGAGCGGCATGTCCAAAAAGTCGTCCGCCGGCGACGGGAACCCCGCCCTGACCGTGCCGCCCGACAGAGGAACTTCGCACGGAGTAGACAGGCCCGGACGAAAGATTCGCAGTGTTTTTTTATCCATTCTTCTACATTTTACGGAACAGGTGTGAGTCTGTACCGGCCTTGAAACAGCACCTCGGGGAGCGGATCGGCGGACATCTCTCCGGCCCAGTAGCGCACGGCTGCGGCGGCTATGTCACGGGCCGTGGCCGTACTCTCGTCTATGGCGTCGAGCCAGCGCATGTCCCCTGTAAAACGGTCATACGTTTCGAGGACTTGCACTTCGCATAGCTGTGCCGAGGACATGCCGCTGTAATTCCTGTAATATTCGCAGGCCGCTCTCTCCGTGAAGAAATAGGCGCAGTCGGTGCGACCGATACGCATGTGCGGAGGACGGTGCAAATCGAATGCCGCATCCCAGATGCAGCAGACGCACGCCTGATGCTCCGGATTGAAAGGGTCGAGCTGCGGAAAGTGGTCGGCAAGCGAGGGAATCGTTTGCAGGATGCTTTGGCCGCTTAACAGCGACTGGACATAAACAAGACGCATGATCTGCGCGTGCCGGGCATAGTCGGGGTGTCGCAGGTTGTTGTCGCGCGTTTTCGTATCGAGATCGATTCCGATTTGCGTACGGTCGGATTCCAAACGGTAGAGTGCCATTGCGAGATTCTGTTTCGGGTGCCTGCAAATATAGCGATAAGACACCGAAAAGAACACGTAATTTTCGATTTTCCTTCGCCTCCGGTTGCCTGCGGGGAAGCTCGGCACGCGCACGGCCGCTGCCGCGCCCTCGTCGGCTGCGGACGGGAAAATCATCCTCGGCGTCGGCATACCTCCGCCCTGCGGTATTTTCCCGTCGCTGCGCCGCCGTCGCGCACCGGTGTTCTTCCCGAGGCAACCGGTACGTCCGGGATAATACAGATCGTCTGCCCGACAGATTCGGAGGCGGTCGAGGTTGTTCCGCGACGCTCCGGTCTTCGCTTTTCGTTTACGAATCTCTAAACCGATAACGAACCATGACACATGATCCGACGAAGGGCTGTTATACCCTCGACACGTTACGGGCATTGAATCCGCTTTACGACCACGAACACGGCCTGACACAGCAGGACGTCGAAGCGGTCAATGCCATGAAGAAATACATCGAATCGACACGCAGCGCCGACAGGCCGCAGTGCGGCGATCGAGTGCGATACGTTTCCCGCCACGGTGACTATGCCGGCAGTGCATTGATCGCCTACGACAGAAACGATATGCTCACCGTCTGTATCTGTCCTTACGATCCCTTCGCCTCGCGGACGAAAGACGGCGTACAGTGCTGTAGCAGCGGAGGCCCCTTTACCCATGTCGCGGCTGCCGCATTCCGCTATGAGGGCCCCCGACGGGGTTCTTTCAAAATCTGGGGTCACGACGGACCTTGCGGCAACGGGTCGATCCGCTTCGAAGCCGAAGTCGCGGGGTGGAGCTACCGCGAACCCGATCCGCTCTATGGCGACTTTACGACCGAGGCGTGGCGCAGGCTCTATGTCTATCGGATCGAACGGCCGTGCGGCAGCGATCTTTATCGCACGAACGGCCGGGAGATCGGCGACGAAGCAGCGTTCCAGACGTTCCTGCACGACTACAAAGCTACCGTATTTCCGGGACGTTCGCCCCGGCAGCTGGTCGTCTGGTGCTACCGCCCTGCGGAGAGACCCCTGTCGCAGGAGCAGTGGGATGCGCTCGACGCGCCGATCGCCGATTACCGCATCTACGATGATTCGCAACCCGTGAAGATTCTCTACGACGATCTTCGGCGCGAACGGATCGTCTATTACGTTCCGCCCACACTTCATATCCATTAAATCCCGATACCACTATGAATGATGACACACTGATCGTTACCGAAACCGAGGGCGATACGTTCGACTTGCAGCTCTCGGAGTCTTCGACGCCCGAAACCTTTCGACGCCGGGCCGCTTCGCTGACGGGAAGCGGACTTTCCGAATCCGAAGCCGGGCATGTCGTTGCGACGACGCCCGTTCCGATGGAGATTTTCTGCGACGCCGAGCGCGGAATCTTCGCTGTCGAAGCCGAACCGCTCGCCTACGGCCCGCTGTTCAATCCCTACACGGGAGAGGAAATCCCGAACGAGAACCTCCGAACGGAGGATGCGAAACTTTCCGACAGCCGGATCGCGACGGAAAGAGATAAGATACTGGAACGATACGAGGCGATCGACCGAATACACCGCCGGCGCCTCGTCGATCTGATGACAGGAATCGTTTCCGAAATGACGGGCCAAAGCCTCGATTCGGGCAACGAATATCCGGTATCGGACGAACGCCAGGATAAATGCTATGTCACAGCTTTCCAGATAAAACATGCTGTGTTGTATGCCTGCCTGTCGTACGACTACGGAGGGGATCGCTGCGTGCCGGTGCAGGACCTCGAAGTCGGACAGCTTTTCGAGGTCTTGCGGATGATGCTGCAAGACCTCTGAATATCACTCCAACCCGTTTGCCCCGTAATCGCCGTTGATTACGGGGCACATTTGTTTTACCATGAAATTTACCGATTATGAGCCACGAAATCATCAAAAACATCTTCGTCACCGCCGACCGGCGCGTGATCATCTGCCATGCGCCCGGCAATATCGAACCGCAGGTCTTCCAAGAGGAGGAATACGGACCTTTGACCACACTGCTGCGCAAGGAGGGCTACGAACGCCTGGAGGAGGAAATCCTCTATCTCTTTTTTCTGGGGGTCTGGCAGAACGACCTGCGGCACGGCCGTGCCGTCGCCCGCGCTATCGAGCAGGAGCGGATGGATGTTTACGAACTCTGGAAACGATGCGATCGGGACGTATCGTTCCGACGGGAGTTTATCAGACATTTGGCCACCTATCTCGAACCTTTGACGGTCGAATTGCCGAACCTATAAAACCTCGATACGACTATGCAAGTGAAATTATTGCGTCAGGCCGCAGGTCGGGATGACCGGATCGTCGCGGCCTATGAAGATGTGACCTTCCTGAACGAACACGTCGGATGGTACCCCATTATAAAAGACCGGTTCCGTAAGGCGAACGATATAGTTGTCGTCGTACTGCGTGTCGGCGACGTTTGTTTCGAAGCCGGAAGTATGTTTCGCAGAGGAATGCTCCGCAAGGAATATATCGAAGCGCGGACTGCGGAAGCTCGCAACCTGCGAGCCGCCGTGCAACGCCGTATGGCGAGCTGCCAGTGGATTCCGTCGTCTTACGTGGCAGCCTACGAAGCACTGGGTTGGGATGCCCGGCCGTTGAAGGGGCATCGCACCCGTATGCGCGAACTGTATGCTGCGGAAGACCGAAGACGGGAACAAGTGCGGATCGAACGGGAAAATGACGACAGCGGCAAGAGGAAGCGCGGCTGAGAACGTCATTGAAACGGGCCGAGGCTGCTTTTCGGGAGGGAGGATTCGTCGAAACGGAACTCTTTATTGTCTTGTGCGGCAAATATGGGATCAATATCCACCCCCGGACGCTCGGCATGCTGCAAAGACGGATTGCCGATTTATCCCGAACGCAGATCCATTGCAAAGGCGTGAGCCGAGGTTTCCGTATCTCGTCGTTGCGCGGATGCCGCGAATTGATCGATCGCTTGGCGGAAAAACTAAAATAGATTTTCAAATATTCACCCTGTAATTTAACTCAATATGAAAATTATGTGTCAGGAGCACTACGACGAAGTAGTGTGTTATGCCGAACGAATCGGCGACAAAACATTGGAAGAACGGTTGAACGATCTGAAACGGTGGGAGCGGAATCCGAACTGTCCTTGTGAAATCGAACTGTATAAGGATTCCGCGCCTTATTCCTTTCTTTTCAGGCAGCGCTATGCCGACAGCAGTACAGGCATTGTCGGCGGACTGGTCTATCACGGCACACCCGATCGTTCGGGATGTTACTGCGAACCGAGAATCCGCGGCTGGGAAATTCATACGTGAAATGCGGATTCTGATTTGACAATGAATCTTGATTAATAAATGACGATGCAGAAACAAAACGTACCGAAAGACGGAAACAGGATTTATTTCGGTACGCTTCCCCGATCGGCACAAAAAACACGCAAAAAACGAAAAATACTACTTTTAGTATTTTAGTATATTAGTTTTTGACTATATTTGCGGACATGACAACCATTTAAAAAACTGAATTTATGAGCAAAGCAAAAGTAATCTCCGTATTGAATCACAAAGGGGGAGTAGGAAAGACTACAACCACGATCAACCTGGGCGGCGCGTTACGTCAAAAAGGGTACAAGGTTCTTTTGATCGACCTTGACGGACAAGCCAACCTGACTGAATCGCTGGGCTTCTCTGCGGAGCTTCCCCAAACGATCTACGGTGCGATGAAAGGCGAATACGACCTGCCGATCTACGAGCATAAGGACGGCCTTAGCGTCGTTCCCTCCTGCCTGGATCTCTCGGCCGTTGAAACGGAGTTAATCAACGAGGCCGGGCGGGAACTTATCTTAGCCCACCTTATCAAGGGCCAAAAGGAGAAATTCGATTATATCCTGATCGACTGTCCCCCCTCGCTGTCGCTGCTCACGCTTAACGCACTGACGGCCTCGGATCGGTTGATTATCCCGGTTCAGGCTCAATTCCTGGCAATGCGTGGAATGGCCAAACTTATGCAGGTCGTCCACAAGGTGCAGCAACGTTTGAACTCGGATCTTTCGATAGCCGGGGTTCTGATAACCCAGTACGACGGAAGAAAGAACCTGAACAAGAGCGTTTCGGAACTGGTACAGGAAACATTCCAGGGCAAAGTGTTCAGCACCCATATACGCAACGCCATTACGCTGGCCGAAGCCCCGACACAAGGGCAGGATATTTTTCACTATGCCCCAAAATCTGCCGGGGCAGAGGACTACGAGAAGGTATGTAACGAACTGCTAACAGAAATAAAGTAACCATATGGCAAAGAAGAACGATTTAAAAAACAGTATGTCGGCCGGGCTGACCGGGGGATTAGACAGCCTGATCCAATCCACGGCCGGGCAAAAAGAGGCTCAAAAGCCGAAGAAAGCGAAAACCGTGCATTGTAATTTTGTCATGGACGAAACCTATCACCAGAACTTAAAGCTGATCGCGATCCGCAAAGGCGATTCGCTAAAATCGGTATTGCAAGAGGCTATATCTGACTACTTGGATAAAAACAGTTCCCTGCTATAACAGCGTATCGGGAATATACAGGGCAAACACTCCACAAAAGAAATTCTCCAGGAAAAAGGTACGCAGAAAAGCAAC